TCTTCAATCCGATCAAATCTCTTGATGAGTTGGTCTAGATCGTTATGAAGGTCCACGCGGGTGACATAGTTTCGGGCTATGTCCTCCCTTGTATTTGCAGTATGGCGAAACAATTCGTTAACCCTGCCATTAAGATACACCAATACCCACGCGGTAGGAACGAAAATTATTGTCAGAATAGCGTTCCAGAGAAGGTCCAAACCAATCAGCATGTCAGCACTTCCATCTTTTACGTGCCTGACGAAGACGGCTGTTAGGGTTTTTTGCAGCTTCCGGAAACATCTTCGCTTGTCCCGCTGATCTTGCACAGAAGGACTTGCGGCGTTTAGCGCGTTCCCCTGTGGGCTTGTCTTCTGTCACGGCAGTCTTCAGCTTTGAGCCGGGGTTTGCACGACGGTAGGCTTTGACGCCCTTTTCTGTCATACCGGCACCGGCCTTCGTTTTACGGAAGTTGCCAGACTTGACAGATGTCTTAATTCCCATGCCCTTTGCCATCAGAAGTTCTTTGTCATCTCAAGAACAATCGTATATCTGTCTCCAGCAGTGGCCCCAACAGTGGTAAACATAAGGTCTCCTGTCTTACCACTACCCGCATTATTGGTTATCCCACCGAACCTTGCGAAGTCGAACGAGACAAATTGGTCCGCACCAATAGTGTAACAAATAACGTCAGTTGTTGCGTCCCAAAGGATGTCAACACCCATGCCAACCGTCATGGCATCCAGTGTAACAATGTTAACTCCGGTGCAAGTTTGCCCTTGGAATCCCGTCAAAGCGGACACATCTACCTTGAGTACGGCAGTTTCGCCAGTTCCATCGGAAATGTTGGTAAATTTCATGACGGCTGTTCTTGTGCCGTCAAAAACTACCTGTGAAGTTACTGCATCAGCCATGTGATCTATCCTTTAAATAAGTGGAAGGGGTGCCAGATATTGACACCCCTTAAATCACATTAGGGAACGTAAGTACCCTGCTGAATGTAGTTCACTTTTAGAAAGCCAGTACCCGTGCCGGTGTTTGTTGATGTAACCACGATCCTAATATCGGACGTTCCGACATTGATCCAAGTACCAATTCGGGTTGCGTCTGCCCCTGCCGTAGCATTTATAATTCCAAGTGTACCGCCCGCAACTGCCGCAGCCGCCGTAAGTGCTGTTGCAGAAACCGTTGTTCCGATACCAAGGGTGGTAGCTGCGCCGCTCCAGATAGCAGTTACATAAAGTTGAATGCCTGTGATCGTGCTGCCCGCTGGGATTACGATGGATGTCGTATAAACGCCCGCAGACGCGCCGTTGGTAGCCTGTGTGATTTCTTGGTGCTGTGAAAGAACAACTTCGCCGACGTTATTAATGTCTGTGCCAAGTGTCGTACCCGTTGTAGATTTGATGGTGCCAGCGCGAATTGGGCCAGAAAATGTCGTCGTACCCATGAGGATCTCCTGTCGTTGGGTTGTCTGCCACAGTGGCAGTCAGGGATTGCAAAACTCTACAATAAAAAAAGGGCTGACACAAGGCCAGCCCTTTCATATTTCTGTCAGTGACAGATTTTATGCACCCTGCGAACCGTACATGGCGCGAGGATCAGACCAACCGAAGCTATAACGCTCACGGGCCTTGTAACGAGCGTTGCCCGTTTCAAAGTCACCTTCCATAGCCGTCTTGATCGGGCTACGGACAAAGTGCTTCATGCCATTTGGTGCGTCTGTCTTAATGAAAAACGCATCAGGATCGGTCAGGAAGTGGTTAACACAGAAGCCCTGTGGCATGTAACCACCGGTCTTGATCGCATTGATGTCATTATCAGCAGTACCAACACGCTGTTCCGACTTCAAGATACGCTCTGCGGTGAACTGAAGAGCAGATGGGATGATCAGCTTCATGCCACGGAGGGCAATCTTCAGACCACGCTCGTCGATGAACGCTGCAATGTCGATCAGAGCCTGTTCGAGAGAAGTCTCGTTAAGGTCTGCCTGAGTTGCAAGCGTGTTCGACAAGTTACCGCCGCCAGTTGTAGGATGTGCGCTGTTGATCAACGAAACGCCGTCGCCGCCCTTATAGGACGAGGAAAATGCGTTGTTGAGGACAGAAGCAGCCTTCACCTGTTTGGTGTTGGACATCGACCGTGCAAGAGCGCGGGTATAACGAGCCGACAGCTTGTCATACAGGTTATCTTCCACTGCCTCTTCCGTGATGGCGAATGCAAGAGCAATCGTCTCATGGGTGTAGCGAGCAGTGAAGGCTTCACCAGCGGTGTCATACGAGATGGCCGCGCCTTCGCCCTTTACAGGGGCTTGGCCGAAGCCGGAGAGCATGACCTCCTCCTCGAATGCACGGTCAGAATTTTCCGTGTCGAAGATTTCGGAATGCTCATTGTCGTAACGGTCGTACTCCAAACCGAAAAGGGCGTTAAGACCCGGCTCCAGTTCTTTGAGGAGTTGTGAACGAGTAATAGCCATGGTTCATTACTCCTTAAATACCCGCGCCAGTGCCATTGGCATTGTAACGGTAGAAGTGATTGTTAAGCAGAACAATGGCCAGACGCCCAGCAGCCGCTGCATCGGAGTTCGCAGGAGTATCCTCGAAGCCCAAAATGCGGAGGTTGAGAGTGTTGGTCGTGTCTGCCGTTGAAACTGCCAACTCAGCGGATGACAAACCAGAGGTTGTGGAACCAGAAGTTGCCGTTGCAAAGTTAGCGTTGATGTGAACAAGGCTGTCTGCCGCTGCTGCATTACAGTTGATCAAGAACGCCTGATCAGGATGAGCAGAGATAGTTGCCGTGGCAACTGAGTTGGCCATGACAGAAGCTGTTCCGGGCCAATATGGCGACCACCGGGGCTTACCCGTCAGGTCGATATAGTTACAGCCGAGAAAAGCACCGAGAAGAGGTACTGTACCACCAGAAGCCGCGCCGACAATATCAATCATGCCGTTCGCCAACGGAATCACAGGACTACCCTGATAGATTACCGAAGACGTTCCAGCAGTTGCTGCCGTCTGAATGTTGTAAACAACATCACCGTTGGTATTTGCACCACTTCCAAGCATACGATACGGGCGAAGCCCGAATGCGGCATCAATATTTGCCATTGCTTAGATCCTTATGTTATTCGGCTGCACGATTGCCGCCGAAAGTGACTCTTGATTGCCGTTCAGGTTTAATAATCGGCATGGACGGATGTTGATCTCTCATCAGGTCGTTATCAACCGCGTCAAGCTGTTGTTGCGCTTGGCGATTATAATAAGCAGTACGCTGATTTACGAGATCTACGGGAATACGCGCTAAGACAAGACCCCCAACTGCAATGACGCCAGCATGTTTGCCGTTATCAATCGTGGGAAGATCCCAATCTGGGTATTCTTCGGCGCGAACGAGTTCAAACCCTTCGCGAAGTCGTGCGGACATGTTCTTCCGATCATCAACACCTGCGGCCTCCATTCGGAGCCAACGGTGCCTAAAACCCTCCGGTGCGGGGGGCGCGTCCAAAGAGGACGGTGGTTTCCAAGTCGTAGGTTTTACGGTCTTGGAGCGGACGGTATCTTCGCGTTTCGAGCGATCCATAATCAGTTTCTCTCTGCTTGCTTCAGATTTACCTGCCGGGCGTACTGTTCATAACTCAGCCCCAGTGCTTTGGCAATCTTTTTTTGTGAAGTGGAAAGGTCGTCACCCTTGACAACCTTGTTTGTTTTTTGTGCGCTGGTGGGCCGCGCACCTCCGACAGCTGATACAGGCTTGGTTCCCTTGGCAAATTTATGCGGGAAATCATTCCGAATACGCTTGTCCAATTCACGATAATACGCATCACTCGAAGGATTGTACCCCTCTGCAACAAGATCATTGTGAGTGTCGTAGGCCGTGTATGTCATGGCCTTGTCAGAGCCGAACCATTCATTACGCTCCGCCCACTGCTGGGCCTTCTCGTCAGGAACTGGTTCTCTTCGAGGGGCAGCGACTTGCTGGGCAGACTGTTGGTCGTACAACGTCTGTTGCTCCTGTTGATACCTGTAGTTGCGGATCTTCTCGCGTTCCAGTTCAAGTTTTGCAAGATACTGATTGGCCTCAATCTGCTTATCCGTGTCACCAGTGTCAATCGCCGACCGATATTGGTCTTTGTAAAGCTGCTCTTGGACCTTGATCCGCGTGTCAGCTTCTGTCGTGTACGACTGATCCAGAACTTATGTACGCTTCTGCATGGCCCCAAGTTGGCTCTTGACAGACTGTGCATAGTCCAGTGCCACCTGTTCGCGGC